GTTTGACGCTAAGTCGTAGTCGTGCTGTCGGCAGCAAAACCCTAAAGCAGTCTTTGGGACGTGTGAACCTTCTCGTACAGAAGATTGAAACTTGTTGTCGGATACGTATGGACCACACCAACCGTCAGTTAGTGAATCGAAAACGTAAGAAAACGTGGTGGCTAATATAATCGGGCCCCCACACCCGGAGTTATAGAGGATCCAAAAGGATGGGTTTAAACGTCGTCCTAGACGGAGCCTTGCTTTTATTGTCATCGGAAGACAAAAGGTGGTTAATTATCCATCAAGAAGATTGACTCGAATTCGGGCCAATTAAAGGCATCCGTAAAAGAGGTCAAACTCTCAAGGTGGGTGGATAGCTGTTTCTCAGCATAATCAAGAGGCACGCCATAGCGAGATTCGAAGAATTCATCTACCGAAGGGTCAGCGTCATGCATGACTCCCGCTCTGATGCGATAAACATCCTCGGGATCCGTATAACGTGAAGCGCTGACTCCGCTCAAAGCGTTAAGACAAAACTTAACATACACCCTCATGATTGGCACATGACTACATGTTCTCTGGTATCCGATAAACATGGCTTTAACTTGATGAGGGGTAAGATTTCTCATAGCCCATCCAATTTTAACCAACGCTTTACCGGGCTTTGGACCAAGAACGTATTCGCATTTTCCAAATTTTCCAACGGGACGAATAGTCTTACCGTTGGAAGTATTGGCAATAGGCCAAAAGACGCCAGAACAAAACTCTGCGTCACACACATTATGCGTATATTTTACCTTAGGAATATATCCGCAACACGACAAGAATGTTTGAACAACCTCCTTATCCAATGACGTAAAAGTATATGCTGGATCCAGTATAGTTAAACTATCATCGCCAAGAACTATTATCTTAAACGATCCTTTAGGAAACCCAGCATACCTCATGGCAGCATACATGGTACTACCATTATTGAGGGTGTTTTCTGGCGTAGTAGCTTGAGATCCAGAAGCCATTTCATAATCAAATTTAAACTTGATACCATGTGTTGAACAACCAAAGTGTCTTCTGGCGGAAGAATGGGCTTTGGTAGCATATTCATCACGTTTCATACCAAACGAACGAAAATGACTAGCAGCATAATCATGTGCAAGTTTACCCTGCGTTTGATCATAAGTAGTCATATCATTCTCAATAATGGTACAAAAGGAAACATGATGTAGGGTAAACCAAGATCCAACATCTTCTGCAGTTAATCCACTCGCATAACAAATATCACTAGTCTGGCCATTCCACTGCTTCTTAAGCTCATTGGAAAATTGCCACATAAATGGCCCAAGAGCAGCATTAAAAGCAGGTGAATGTCCATGGATACTTCTAGGTGTAAAATCAACAATGACGTCTTCCACGACCTTGTTCTGTTTCTCCCGTTTAACGAACTGTTTTACAGCAGCCATACTTGGCTCCCATCCTAGTTCGCCGAGAGTTTCAAAACCCTTAATATATAGCTTCTTTTTAGACGGTATTTTTATCGTCTCTATCCAAATTGAGTAAGCAAGAAAGTAGTCCATACATTGATTGATAATTTCAATGTGTTCAACGCTAAAATTGCTTACATACCACCACACTGACTCGTGTGCAGGAGGTACCGTTGCTCCATTACGATTAATCAGTGATAACATTTCATTCTCGACACTTGACTGACATACGACAGGTATGTGTCCTTGCAATGATGG